TCCAAAACCATAGAATCCTAAACCTGGTAAAAATTTAAAATGTACAAAATAATTTATTTTATTTTTCTTTGGATCATCTTCTTTGTAATTTCTTCTAATAGATAAAATTTTTCTTGATCCTTCTTCAATAGTTATAACATACGGAAGTTTTATGCCTGTTGGCGCTCCATCTGCTCCTATGTCTTCGAATCCTTCTATTTCACAATTAACATGACACTCTAACAGAGTATAAATATCATCTTGTTTAGTTTGTTTGACTCCTTCTATTTCTGCTTCTTTTTTTGCAATATCATCTGTTTGCATAGCAGGATCAGATAATTCTACATCTGAATAGAATCCTGACACTTGTTGTTTTCTCAAATCGTTCTCTGACATTTTTATTACATGAACGACTGCCTCCGCATCGTCTAAGCTTGTAGCTGAGTAGGGTACTACCAGATCATCGGCAGGTATAAATTTAGAGACCGCCCTACCCAAAAGATCATCGTAATAGACCTTTTTAAAAGTCGACCCACTTAGAGGGAGGTAAAACAACATTTGGTCAAACTCCGGCTCATACTCTTTCATCTGGTCCATGATCTGATAATTCATAAAATCTTTAATTCTGTTTGATTGATCTTGCTTCTGTGGTGTTTGTACACCTAAGATCTGTGTTCTTACAGGTCCATCACTTGGAAGTAATTCTTTATAAGCTTGTGCTTGAAATTGTGTTACGGCTTCTGACAATACTGGATGAGTTACACCTGATGCACCTCTAAACGGTTCTGTTCTTCTTTCGTATTTAAAACCTAAAAGATCTAAACCATTTCTATAACAATCTTCCCAATCTTTTCTTGAAGATCTATAGTCTTTGTATTCTTCTACTAACTTTGCACCTAGTGGATCTAGAATTGTATCGTCTAATAATTCTGCTAAATTTTGGTCGTGTGAACTTGATACAGGGTCAACTGCATTTGGATCAAAAGAAATTTCTGCACCGCCATCAGCAGTTTCTGTAACTTCTATTTCTTTTGGTTCTTCTTTAATGTCCTCGACGACTGTATCTACAGCCACATCTTCGACTTTTAAATCAGGTTCGTTTGGTAAACCCTTTTCTACTTCTGCCATTATTTCTCCCTACGTTGCATATTATCTATCATATTCTGGTAAACTTGCCAAGCCTTGAGAGTCCTTGTTAAGTGACCTTTTAGGTGGCGTGGTTCTTGTTAAATTTGTTAATCCGCCTTCTTTAAATTTACCCTGTGTTCCATATAGCTTCTCTGCTCTTGATTGATCTAAAGCCTCTAGTTCAAATTTTTCCATAGGACTTAATCCTTCGATAAAACGATCTATAGTTCTGTCCTCCATCTCCTCTGATCCAGGTAAGCTTTGTCTCATAAATTGTCTTAAATATTCTTGTGAACTTGGCAATGTTTGTCTTTCTGGAGTAGGTGCTTTCATAGTGGGTGTTTCTATTTCTCCATAATCAGCAATTCCTGGAACACCCATTTGTTGATCTCTAAGTTCAGATCCTGAATAAATAGATTTGGCTCTATCAGAATCTAAAACATTTTCTAATTTTCTTGTAGCTTCAATATTTGTTGGGTTAGTTGGTAATAATAAATTTTGTAGTTTTGTACCTGTATTATCTATTGATGAATTTAATTCTTGTTCTATTTTTTTTAATCTGTCTTGAAGAGGTCCAACAGAAACATCATCACCAACAGCCTCAGCTGCTTGTATTTGTTGTTGTATGGAATTAGCTTCATTTTCTAGATCACCTGCTTTTGATATTAACATTTCTCTTTCAGTAAAACCTGCACGTTTTTGTCTATCTAAATCTGCTGATGTTTCCCTAAATGTAGCTGCCTTGAACGCTTCACTAAAAGGTCTACCCATGGCCATTCTAATTCCAGTGTCACCAGCTATAAAAGCAACTTCACCAAGAATACCTAAATCAAGTAATCTTCTAGCAAAAGTGCTAGCACCTATTCTTTTTCCTGCATTCATTAATTGTTTAGCGCCTTGAACTTGATGAGGTTTATTTATATTTTTTTCTTTAAGTGCTCTCATTCCACCCTCAAAACAATCATCTAAACTTGGTGTAAGACCACCTTTTTTAAATTTAACAGCGCAAGTTGGATTGTCACTTAATTTTGCAATTAATTGTTTGAAACCTTCGGTTCCTCTTATTTTTGCTTTTTTTCCTAATGCATCAACAACACTTTTCTCAGTTGGCATCACTCCATAAATTTTTCCTTCAATATTGCTTATTATACCACCAGGTTGTTTTCTAACTTGTTTTTCATATTTTTTTAAAACTTTTGTTCTTTGTGCTTCTGTATCAGCTGCTAATAAATCTCTTTTTAAAGTACTATCTAAATTATTTAACCTAGAATTTGCATCACCAGTTGTGACTCTAGATTTCCACCAATTTTTACCTACTCCTTCATCGTGAGATACATGAAAAACACCAGTGCCAAAGTCTGTTCTAGTTGCTATTTCTTTTGGAGTATATATTCTATCTCTTAGTACAGTTCCTAAATTTTGTTCTTTACCATCAATTTTTATTTTATAATTTTTTAAAGTGTCTTTTATCTCATATGATTTTATAGAATTTTCATAAGTGTTTTTACCAAAATTAGTGTTTAGATATTTTTGCATAGGAACTCCTTTACCTTTAGCATTGCTATCTAATTTTATTAATTGACCTGTTTCTGTATCTAAAAATTTAGTTCTTTTATAATTTCCTGATCCCCAAAAAGTTTTTCCATCTCTTTTAGGATATTGATCAGGAGTCAAAGGTGTTCCTTTTTCATCAGCTACAACCCATCTTGGATTTTGAACTTGACTTGATCTATACAAATCACGCCAAACGTTTTCCTTGTAACTATTACCTTGAGGCCAAAGTCCTTTTTCAGCTTGACGTTTAGTGGAGTATTCTTTTCTCATTTCTATTCTTCTAGGAGTAGCTTCGTACTTGGCTCTTGATTTTTTATACATTTCTTTAACTTCAGGTCTAGCTCTGTATTTAGCCATTGCTTTAACAGCAGCTGCTTTTTTTACTGGATCTTGTAAACGTTTCTCTCTCAGTCTTGCTCTTCTCCTATTAAATCTTCTTTTCTGTCTAGGAGTAAGTTTTTTAAGATCTTCTTTTTTTCTAGTTAAATCTTTCTCTTGTTTACCACCATAATAACGAGCCTTATCATAATTAGGAGTTCCTTTTTTAACACCAAAAGTATCACCTGTTCCTGTTTTAGGATCGTAAAATTTAAGTTTTTGTCCTGGTTTTAATTTTACATTCTTTCTTATTTTTTCTTTTAATTCATCAGAGATAACATACGCATCAGTTCTTTTAGCTTTACCTTCAAAGATACCTCTTTTTTTTAATTCTTCATATTTTGAATTAGCACCAGGATAACCAACTTTTTTTAAATATTTTATTATTTCATCTCTTGTTGCTTCAGGATTATTACTTATAAATTTTCTAACTTTCTTTACTTTACCACCGTATTCAAATTCAACTCTTTGATCTATAATATCTGTAAATACACCCATTACTTTTTCCTAAACATTGTAACTAGACCACCTTTTGCATAACCTTCGTTTGCTTCTTCTATCGCGTCAATATCAGGGTCTGGTTGTTCAGCCATGTCTAATCTAGATTCTGCTTGATCAATTCTTCTTTGACCTTTTGTATATTTTGTTTCTCCTGTGCCTTTTGCATAACCTTCTAACTGTGTAGAGTTACCACCTAAGATATCATCTACATCATCTACAATCGCACCATCTACATCAACATCATCTAGCTCTGGTCCTGTTTGTCTGTAAACTGTATCGCTTGCTTCAAAGTCTCCTGCTACTTTTACAGTTCTACCTGTTTCATAGTCCATTACTTCATAACCTGGTGGTGTGTAATTTATATCATACTCTGAATCATAAGCATTCTTGCCTTGAACTTCTATTCTACCATCGTCGTATTTGTAAAGTTCTACACCTGGTAGGTCTTTATCTTTATACAACATAACATCAGCATCTATTTTACTTCCAACATTTTTAGTTACCATTCTATCTACAAAGTTTGGAAACCAGGCTGGCATTGTTGTAGTTGTATTTTTCAATGGCACAACTTTAGCTATTTTTGCGCCTTTAAAAAGTTTACCCACAATAGGTAATGATGCTAGACCTGCCATGAGTTTCATAAAGTTTCTACGACCAGGGTTAGGTGGTCCACCGTCTTTTAGTCTTGGTCTAAACATTGTAGCCAATCCACCGTCCGCGTTCAACGCTCGTTTGTCCTTGCCTACTTTTAAATTCTTCAATACATTTTCTATTTGTAATATTTCTTTATCTAAACTTTCGACCGTTGATCCTTTTAAACTTTGTCTTATTTCATCAGGTAACATCATTCTTATCATATCATCACCAACTTCTCTAAGCTGAGAAGGAAAGTTATCTCTGTTTTTTAGTAAAGCTCTACTTGTTTTTAATACTCCAAGTTGATTTTCTAACTGTTCTATTCTAAGATTTTTCATTTCTGATTTTTCTCTATCAGACAATAGAGGTTTTATACGTTTTGGAACTTGTGATTTAGGATTACCTTTTTTAAGAACATCAGAAGGTTTATCCATGCCCTCTCTCTTGGCTAACATTTTTAATACCCCTTTGTATCCAACACCACCACCAAAAATAAATTCTTCTCTCTCCTTACTTCGTTTGTTAAACTCTTCAAACATCTCTCTAAGTTTTTGTTTTTCAGATTTATTTTTAGTCTTACCTTTCATAATAGCTTTCTTACCATACTTACCTTTTATCTTTGCAATAGCAGTTGCAAGTCCACCGCCTGCAAAATCATCAGGTTTGCTATTAGCTTCTCTTATAATTTCATCTAACTCTTTTAATCTTTTTTCTCTGTCAGCTTGAGGCATATTTTTATATTTACCCTTTCTTCCAATAATACTTGAAGCTTCTTTCATGGCCTCTATACCAGACATCTTATCGCCTTGAATAACTTTTGGTGTAAAACCTTTAAACTCTTTTGCTTTGTCTGCTTTTGGTATACCTAAATTTTCTCTTGGTATAAAATCTTTAAAGTCAGGTTTTTTACCTGGCATCATATTTTTTCTGTAAAGATCTAATTGTCTAATCTGATTGATAACATAATCACTTTGTTTTTTTGTAAGTGTAAGAGCATCACCTGCTACAGCAAAACCAACCTTACCTAGAAATCTATCTAGTTGTTCAAACTGTTCTGATGTCATTTGGTTGTATGGAATAACTCTCATCTCCTTTTTACCAAGGCCAAATAAAAGTCTCATGATTCCTGTGCCGGCAGCTTTTTTACTCATTAGTAGTATTTATACTCCTTGTGTGGAAGATTTTCTTCCTTGTAATCTTCAGGGTGTTGTACAAAACCACCCTGCCTGAATCTCATGACAGCTTGTGTTG